CGTGGGCCACCAGTCGGTAACTTGGACAGTAGGGACGCCCCCCTATTGTTCCCATCTCCAATATCTCAGTCCAAACTCTTCCCTTTTCCTTTTATTTTCGATGTATCCGTCATCTCGGGTCGTCGCGTAATTCGTTCTGCCTATCCACGAACCCATGGAACCCTGGCCGCGCTCGAACACGGCGACGCACGACAATATGCCGCGCCGTCCCACATCGAGCCGGCTCAAGTAATGGAGCCGGTCCGGGGCGCCATGCCGCCCCTTTTCCTTCCATATTTCATCCGGCATTTTGATATTGAGCGCCGTGTAAAGCAGCCACTGCGCCCGTTCTCCCCGCATGATCTTCCATTGCCCCTGGATATTCTCAAATAGCTCGCGGCCAATCAGGAGTTGATTGCCGATTACATCGGTAAATTCCGATCCGTCGAATTCACGCATGAACCGACGAAACAATTCCTCCTCTTTCAGCGAGGAAGACAATCGTTCGATTCCTTGCGGCATTCTCGGCGCGGGCATGGCTCCGCCCGCGCCAGAATATCCCTCCATGCTGCGCAAAAGAATGCCGGCATAGGTTTCCTGGCTGCACCACATGGGCTGATGGGCTCGCTTTTTGGCAAAGCCGAAAATCTTGCACTGGTTCAGTCGCTCTTGAGCGATGCGACGCAGAGTCTCCCCCCATGCTCTCGGATCGCTCCCCCATCCCGGATCTGGCTGTCCCTCGGCCGGAGGGTTTTGAGTCACACCGCCCTTGCGCTGGGCTTGTTCACGGGTCATCTGCCGCAACGTACAGCGGCAGCGATTTCCCAATGGCGGACTATGTGTCTTCCAAAACGGATCATTCACTGGCCGGATGACCCCATCGAGCGCCAGGTGCGATGGCCGCACGCGGCTGTCATTGATGGCGTCGTACATCAAGTAAGGCAGGTCCTCGGCGCTTTCGTCGAAGGCCCTCCAGTGCCCAGCCTGATAGGCGGTTTGCACGGCGTTGCGATACGCGGTTTCCAGCCGGTGGCGCGGCAGGCTCCAATCCTGTCCCGCCGCCCATTTCTGGAATTCGCCCAACGTGCCGCCCTCGGCGGCCATGCGCGCGAAGGCGTCGGCCACGGCCTGTACTTGATCCAGTCCGGCCAGGCCAGAAACGGTGAAGGCTTGCACCCGCTTTTCGGCCGGAAGCTGATAAAAAACCTCGGGGATGACGACGTTTTGCGCGCGCGCCTGGGCGATTTGCACGTCGATGGGCGCGGCGAAGTCGATCGTGACCGGCATTACGTGCGCGCCGCGGCCTGCGCTTGCCCGTACCCCATCAAGTCCGCCGCGAACAGGGCACGTTCGAAGGCTTGCCGGAAGGCCGCGTCGTCCGCGTCGCGCAGCGCCACCGAAAGCCGCTCGTAAAGATCCTCGGCGTCACGCGCGCCTCGGATGGCGGATTGAATCGCGGCGTGGGCGATGGGGCTGGCCAGCGCCGGGAGAACGCGGTCTATTTCGTCCTCGATGGCCTGCTGTCCGGCCGTGAAGCGCGGTCTTTCCACGCCCCCGCCGTCCGGCGCGAAGCGCGCCCGTAGGCCGGAACGCGCGGCGGTTCCGGCAATACCAGCGGCGCCAGAACCGGATGATGCCGGTTCGGGCAAAACAAAATCATCCGGCTCGAAGCCGTATTTCTCCCGCAGATAGGTCTCCGTGAAGCGCAGCATGCCGGCATCGACCAGGGTTTTATCCCGCGCGGCGCGCTCGCTTTCCAGGCCGTGGCCGTCCTCCATCACGAACACGGGCGAATCGATGCCGTTGAGCGCGGCCACCGTGTCGACGAGGCGCTGCATGGAGGCGGTGATCATCATTGCGTCGGCGCGCTTGCGCTCCGCCAGCACCTCGGCATGCACCTCGCCCAACGCTCGATTGCCCGAACCACCATCGGTCCCGCTGGTGAGCGTCTGCCCGAGGATGAGCCGCTGGATTCGGCGACAGCAGGCAATCTCAAATTCGGTGAACTTGTTGGGGCTGTTACCGGGAAGATCGAGCGCATCGACGGCATCCTGATCCGACATGGCCATGATCGGGCCGGAGGTCAACCGCTGCAGCTGTTCGAACAGAGCCAATCGGTCGCCTTGTGTCTTGCCCACCAGGAGCGGGACGGCGGCTTGTTCGAGGAACTTGGCCCAGAATTTCCAGCCATGCGTGCGGAAAAACCACGGCCAATAGGCCTTGGATAGCAGCGCGTCACCCATGGGCCGGCGCAGGCTGAATTCGCGGATGCAGGAAAAGAACTTACGCGGATCGACGGGCTCGACCGACGCGCGCCAAATCAGCTCGCCATTCGGTCGGATCGAAAACCACTCGAAGGGGCAGGCGAACGCGGCGGCCGGCACGATGCGGCCGGCCCGTTCGGTGTAGATCACCTCGGCCACCGCGTAACCATAGGGCACGGCCTGCCAGAAGGCGGGCAGCAACACGGGCAGGATGGGCGCGAAACTGTCCGTGAACAGCGCGCGCACGCGCGATGACGGATGCTCGAAACGCCAGGGCGTGTTGATCGCGGCGGCCCGGCGTGTTTCCAGCGCGGCGGAAATCTCGTCATCCGCCTCAAGCGCCCTGAGTTGATCACGGGCAATGCCCAGCTTGGCGAGGAGATCGTCAGGATCGCCAAGCCAGCCGAAGCGGGAGAGGGCGCGCTCGATGGAGAGGCTTGAGGAAAGTGCGACGGTATCGTTTCTGGCCATGCGCGGATGGTCCGCGCGGGTCTCCCGCCAAGCGACGGGAACCGCTTCCTACCAGTCGAAGCCGGTTTGCCTGGCTTGCCGCGACTTCTCGTGGATTTTCCGAATCCAACGATCGGAATAACGCGCCTGATAGTTGAAGCTCCGCGCCACCTCGGCGACCGTTTCGCCCGCCTCGAGCCGGCGTATAACCTCCGCGTGATTCAGGCGCTGTTCTTCCCGTGCGTTTCTGGCGATGTAAACCTGCTCGCCGCTGTAATTCTCGACCATGGCGCGCGCGGCGGTCTCTCCGAGCGCCTCGGCCAGCAGTAACCAGGACTTGCCGCGCGCGCGCGCGGGCACGCGGAAGGTGCTGCCGCCGAGGATTCGCGCGGCCTTTAGCGCGGCCTCCTGACCGATGTAATCGGTCAGGAGGGCGAGTTGCACGCACTTTTTCAAAACACGCGCTCTCCGGCTGTCACCGGCGCGCCAGCGCTCATCCCCAGCGCGTGGAAGGCATGCGCGGCCGCGTCCACCGCGTCGTCGTGCTGGCCGTGTGGAAACGCCAACAGCTCTTCCCGAAACCAGGAGGGCACGCCGGCCGGATCGTGGCGCACCATGTGCTGTTCGTAGCGAGTAAGCAGAGGCACGAATCGAGTCAGTTTATCCCGATCAGGACGGATTCCTCGCACCGGCAGCCCGGTCGTACGGGTCAATTCCTGCACTACCGAGGCCTGGTATTGGGTTTGCTCGATGACGATGACGCGCGGATTATGCCGCGCGGCGGCCGCCTTGATGCGCTGCAACACCTCATGGAATCCAACCCGGTGGCGCTCGACTTCCTTGATGTAAACGATTCCGGAATCCGGGTCGCGGCTCATGGCCACGATGGCCGTCCAATCGGCGCCCTGTTTTTCGGAAATGGCCAGGTCCACCCCGAGCATCACGGGCAGATTCGGCGCGCTCAGGTCGATCAAGTGCTCCGGCTTCACCAGACCGGCGCCGAAGGTGACGAACTCTGCGAGATATTCCTGGCGGAAAACCAGTTCCGGTAGCTCGTTTCGATAACGCTCGATCTCCGCCGGATCGATATGTGGATTCGTCAGCGTGGGCATATGGAAGGATGCCCAATCAGCCTGTCCATTCCGGCCGCGCTGAAACAGTTCATGGAAATAATTCAGACCCCTCGGGGTGGAAATGAACCATGCATCGCCCCGGTAATCGGTCAGCGTGGGTGCTATGGCCCGCTCCCAGGCGTCCTTCAGATAACGGGCATGAGCCGCCTCGTCGATCACGACTCGGGTGTATTTGCGTCCGCGTCCGGCGTCGGGGTCTTGCAGCGTCCAGAAATCAATCTTGCCGCCCGTGATCAGCTCGATGCGCATTTCCTTCTTGTTGGCCTTCCGAGTGACCGGCCACAATGTGCGTTGCATGTCCGTCCATACGTCCAGCAGCAGCTTATAATTGGGCGCGAAAAATCCCACGGGCTTGCCATCCATCGCCCCGCCTTCCATCAGCGCCAGCCATTCCACGGCCAGCAATGTTTTCCCGAAGCGCCTGCCGGCGGACACCACCCGAAACCGTGGCATGCCGTTCAGCACGGTCCGCTGGCCGGCGTGGAAAACGATGGGTGGAATCACGACGCGCTTCATGGCGCCCCATAACTACGTTCGATCACGATCGTTTTTTCGCCAAAATCGCCATAGACATTGGTGTGCCTCGCCAGCTTTTCCAACGCGGCAAGCTTATCGTTCAGTTTGATTCTGATCGACCCACCGGAATCTTTGCGGGTCTCGCTCACCTCGGACACGATCGCGGCCTCTTCGTCCGTCAGTTCGCTCGAGTCGCGCACAACAACGCCGACTGGGCCCCAGGACATGACCCGGCGTGGATCGGCGAAAGCGATTCTGGCGATCTCCCTCAATACCCGTTCCGCCGTGATGCCAGTCTGGGCCGAGCGCTCGCGCATCGCTGTTTGCACGGCCTGTTGGATCTCAGGTTTTAACAGGTTTTCATAGCCGATGGCATCCGCCCGTTTCGCGGTATATCCCGCACGGATTGCGGCCTGGGTCGCGTTCAGGTCAATCAGATATTCCTCGACGAACCGGGCTTGCTTGGGCGTCATGTTTTTACCAATGCCCAACCAACCTATTCAGCAGCGCCCCAGCGCCGCCAGCCAGCAAGAGCAGTATCGTCGCCATGCCCCAGCCGCGATTCTTCAACGCGGTCAGCTCCGTCACGTCCTTGCGCAGTGCATCCATCTCACGGCGCAACTGGCGGATTTCGGCCACCAGTTCGCCAATCAGTCTATCGCCTTCGCGGCGCAAGCATTCTGCGTCTGGCATGGTCATCACTATCATTCATGTTCGTTGTGTTCAATGCGCACGCGCCTCCTCGCGCCACGAATGCGTCGCGGATGGGGCTGCCAAAGGGCCTGGCCGCATGCATCAAACCTCGCGGACGCCGCGTACCGGCATCGGGTCGCGGTTTGTCCATCGCATGGTGTCCTGCCGGAAGGTGCAATTCACCAATGCGGTCGGTCCATGCCGGTTCTTCTCGACGATGATTTCCGCCTGCTCGGGGTCCACGTTGAAGTCGTAGACCCCGGGCCGGTGCAACAGCCACACCATGTCCGCCTCCTGCTCGATCTCGCCAGAATCCCGCAGGTGCGCCATGGTTGGGCGCTTCTCCATCGACGCCACCGTGCCGCGGTTGACCTGGCTCAACAGCATCACCGGGATTTGGTTCTGTCGCGCGATCGACTTCATGGCCGACGCGGCCCGCCCCACCTCCCGCGTGCGGTTCTCCGACCGCTCGTCGGGCAACAGCCGCTGTAGGTAATCCACGATGAGCAGGTCGATGCCTCCCTGCAACATCATGGCCCTGGTGTGGGCGATCACGTCCGACACCCGGCACGCCGGCAGGTCGATCGTGGTCAGCGGCAAGTCCCGGAGGATGCCCGTCACCCGGGTGATGGCCGCGAAATCCCCCTCGGACAAGTCGCCGTCGCGTAGGTTGGCTCCAGCCACGCCGGACAGCAGGGTGACCTGCCTCAACCCCAACTCGGTGGCGCTCATCTCGGTCGAGACCAGGCCCACCCGATACCCGCGCATCGCCGCGTTGAGCGCCACCGTCAGCGCCAGCGCCGTTTTGCCCATGGCCGGCCGCGCCCCAACGACAATCAGGTTCGAGCGGTGCATTCCTCCGGTCGCGTGATCCAGCCAGCCGATGCCGGTGGGCACGCCAATCGTGCGGTTCTCGGCCCGCGCGGTGTGAACCTCGTCCAGGTAATCCACCACCTGGGCCAGGATTTGCGTTTGCGAGCGCACGGCTTCCACGCC